AGTCAAGGACGAGGGCGTGAGCGAAATTTCTGCCCTGAAGTCCCAAATGGACGGTTTTGGCACGCAGATTGCTAATCTTATGGCGATTCTTGACAAGACGCCTGCTGCCAAGGCTGGTTATGTTACTAGCGACGGTGGAGCGAAGGACCCTGCTATCAAGAATTTTGGGGACTTTCTGACTGCTATCAAGCGTGGTGACGAGAAGCGTTTGGCTACCATCTACGGTTCCGTTAAGGACCTGGGTGAAGGCTCCGGTTCCGCTGGTGGGTTCTTGGTGCCAGAGGAATATGCAACGAATCTATTGAACGTTGCGGTTATGCAGAATCAGGTTTACAGTCGTGTGCAGCGCATTCCTGTTGCACGTGAGAGTGGCTCGTGGCCTGCTCTGGACCAGTATTTTGCGCCCACTGCTGGCTCTGGTCAGACGGCGTTTGCTGGTGGTGTCCAGGGTGCGTACACGTCTGCTGGCGCAACCTTCACTGAAACCGAACCTGCGTTCACCATGCTCCAGTGGCGTCTCGCAAAGGTTGGTGGCATGACGGAAGTGGAAAACGAGTTGATTGAGGATTCGCCCTTCGCTATCGAAGCCCTGCTTCGTGGCCTGTTCGCTGTAGCAATCGCTGCAAAGAATGAGCGCAACATTTTGCGTGGCTCTGGCGTATCGGAACCCTTGGGCATTTTGAACGCTGACTGCGCAATCGCCGTTAGCGATGCAACGAATGCTTCCTTCACGTGGACCGACGTTGCCGCAATGTACAGCCGCTTCAAGAGTGTCGGTGGCGCACCTGTGTGGATTATTCATCCGTCTGTTTGGCCCAAGATTATGACCATGGCGAACGGTACGGACAACGTGTGGCAGGCTAACCTGGGTGCAGGACCGACCAACGTTTTGAATGGCTATCCTATCCTGGTTTCGGAGCACCTGCCTCAGATGGGCGTGACTGGTTCGGTTATTTTGGCCGACCTGAATGCTTACCTGATGTTTGAGAAGTCCGGCCTGAGCATTGCCTTCAGCGACCAAGTTGGCTTTACTCGTGACGTGGGTGTGTGGCGTTTCCGGCAGCGCAACGATGGCAAGCCTTGGCTGCAAAACGCCATTACGCTGGCTAACCCCGGTTCGGCTTACACCGTTTCCCCGTTGCTGTACCTGTTGGTGGACTAGAATGGACTACGTTTGCAGTCAGCGGTTTATAGCTTGTGAGACTTGCGGTATGATGCTGGTATCAGAATTCAAACCTATTGCTCCAGTTATAAACGCTGTCTGCGACGTAGTTAATTTGACGGAACCTGGAGACAAGTTTGAAACGTCTGCTCCAGTCTTTCCCGCCCACTATTTTTGTGAAAAGCACGGTCGTGAATCAAGGGAATATTCAATACAGGAGATAAAAAACAATGTTCGGTTTTGAGGGTACGGTTTCTGACAAGTTGGCAGTTGTAGGCGTCATTCAGCCCCAGGTTATTGCCTTCGGTGCTACTGGCGTTCTGACTGCGGCTATTGACATGCAGGACTGGAAGCAGGTTATTTTTATTGCTTCTAGCGGCACGTTGGGCACGAGTGGTACGCTTGATGTTACGGCTATGGCCGATGCAGCAAGTGGTGGCACGTATGCAGCTCTTACTGGTAAAGCGGCAACGCAACTGGTGAAGGCAACGGGCGATGCCAAAATTGTGGTTGTTGAAGTAAAGCAGGAAGATGTGGCGGCTGTTGCCAAGCGTTACGTGAAGTTCAAGATGGCTTCGGGCACTGCTGACGCAACTGCCTCTGGTGTGGTCTTGGGCGTTCCGGCAAGTTATGGTAAGGCCAGTGCAAACGACCTTGCTGCGGTTGTCCAGATTCTTTAGGCTTTTTCTGCATTCTGAAAAAGGGGCTAGGTCGTGTATATGGCCTAGTCCTTTTTTGTTAAGGAGGACACAATGACGTACATTTTCACAAGAAATATTGTTACCGACAAAAACATTTCCTACATCAAGGGCCAAGAAGTCCCCGCTGACTTTCCAAAAGAATCCCTGGAACGCCTGTTGGAAAGTGGGCACGTTTCCAGCGTGGAATCCCCCACTGATTTTCTGAGTAAGATTACTAAAAAGGGAAAGAAAGGCGACCCCGAAGTCGAAGCACTGGACCCCGACGCACAGCCACGGAGCAAGTAGATTATGGCAAGCGGTTATCCCCGTTTTCAAGAAGTAAAGTTATATTTGAATATCGACAACAGTGGCAATGACGCCCTGCTTGTCGCTACCCTGAAGCGGGCTATTGCAACGTTTGAAAACATGTGCGGGCGCACGTTCTTGCCTTCGACGGAGACTCGCACGTTTGACGCTACTGATGAGCAGATTATTAACGCCAAGCGCTTTTTCGTGCGTGATGGCGACCTGTTGACCGTTACCACGTTGACCATTGACGGCAACGTAGTCCCAACGGACGAATACTTTTTGGTGGGGGCAATGCCCTATCATACACTGCGCATTACGGAAGGCTCTGACTTCACTTTTAGGGATTTCTCGACAAGCCCGGAGCAAAGTATTCAAATCGCAGGGACCTGGGGCTTTGATTCGACGGTTCCCGACGATGTGCATGGGGCTATTGTGCGCTTGACTGCTTGGCTGTTCCAGCAAAAGGATAACGCCATGGAGTTGGACCGTCCTGTTGCCATGTCGAACGCAATGATTCTGCCTCCCTCACTGCCTTCAGATGTTGAAGCTATCGCAAGATTTTACAAAAAGGTGATATAAATGGCTGCTGTAACACTGCAAGAAACGTTGAATAAAATAGTTGCGTTGTCAATTCCTGGTGTCAAGAGTATCAGAAAGGCCCCGCCCTCCCTGGTGTCTTCGGCTATGCTTCCTGTGGGATACTTGCGCAACTGCGTTATATCCATGGACCAGCGTTCGCTATCGTTCCAAGGTGGCCTGCAAACGGTTTTGTGCGAACTGGTCATTTTGGTTGACGCCTCCCGCCAGGGAACGGTGGACGACCTGTACGAACGCACACGCCAAATTGCTGACGACATTGTTCACGTTTTGAACGATAATGCGGCAAATCTGCGTCTTGACGACTTCACGATTAAGGAAGATTTTGAGGCAATTGAGACGAATTCTTACTTCATCGTGTCGGCTACGATTCGGTGCGCTTAGGAATAGTACGCACATATGGCAACGTGACTCCAGGACGGGCTACAAGGAACGTTAGGAGGCATTGTGGTATCCGAGTACCAGATTGAATTTTAAACGCATCCTAGAGGCTCTCAGAGGCTTAGAACTTATGCTAATTGACAAGTACCAAGTTGAAAAAATGGATGCCCCGGAATCCAACACAGGAAAATATTGGGAACTTTTGGTTGCTACGCATTTGGAGCCGTGGGAAAATTTGGGTAGGCACAACATCTACGTAACAGCCTTGGATGAAAGTGGCAATAGGGTTCGTGACCCAAATATTAAAATTGGCTGGACGTGGGAAGGAAGACGAGACGATGAAGCAGCGGAACCCTTGGCTTTGGATAAACAGGACGGTGAACCTCCTGGCAACGTTCCCTTGTATAGTCCTGGAATGAAAGCAACGGTATGGATTGAGGATAGGGTAAACCCAAGTGACAGAGTTGTAAATCTGCACACGAACCATCCCGACGAGTTGGGGCCTAATGGGGAAATTTGGAATAGTATAGGTCATCACAGCTTCAACTTGGTTTTTCAACGTATGGATGAAATCCCCATTGACCATCCAACGCCACCCGACGAAAAGGAAGCACGAGTTATTACCATCACTGCTCCCCTTATGACCGTAACATTGAACGATGGAACCGCTACGACAGGACCAGGAACAGTTCGCATAACCATTTCCCAAGGGCAAGATTTTGCCAAAGGATAAGCGCACCCTAGAGGTTTTTAGATGGCAATAACTTTTCGCTCTGCTTCAACCGTATCGTCCAGTAGTGGGACTGTAACTATTACAAAACCATCTGGCGTAGCGTCTGGTGATGTTTTAGTTGCAGTCCTTGGCTACTGGGCAGCGTCAGTTCCCGTTACAGGTCCTAGTGGTTGGACACTTTTAGATACAGAAATTAATAGCGCAGCAACCTACAATCAGGCCGACGTGTGGTACAAGGTTGCTGGCGGCAGCGAGCCTGCTGATTACTCCTGGACCTTTGGTGGGAGCCTTGATGAAGTGGCTATTGCGATGGCCGCTTACACAGGCGTGAATACCACAACTCCGGTGCAAACGTGGGCAGTCAACGCCGACAGTGCCAACGAATTTTTTGATGCTCCTGAATTAACCCTGTCTGCACAGCCTGCCATGCTCCTGGTTATGGTGGGTTCGAACGCTTCGGGCATGAACACTGGACACAGTGTAACGCCCCCTTCCGGCTATACAGAGCGTGCCGAAGTCCACAACACGTCGTATGGTGGCGCATATATCGCAGAAAAGTATGTCACGGCAACGGGAGCAACAGGGCAACCGAGCGCAGCAAA